CTCAGGAACAACAGATAAATCTTTCGTTCGTATTTCCTCAATAAACCAATCAGCTGTCGGCTATAGCGGAGATGTGTATGCTTTAAGAATAGACCATAGCCTCGGCTCAAAAAGCGGTACTGGTAATGATTATGGTATATACCAAAGTGACTCCTCAGTATATAACTACTTTGGCGGCAACGTAGGCATAGGAGCAACAAGCATAGATGCTAGTGCCAAGTTCCAAATTGATAGCACAACACAAGGTGCATTGTTGCCACGAATGACTACAACACAAAGAGATGCGATACCTAGCCCAGCAACTGGACTTTCAATATTTAACACAACCACAGCGCAACCAGAGTATTACTCGGGAACAGCATGGGAAGGTGCAGCTGGTGGTGGCGTATCGATAGGTGATTCAATAGGTGGTGCATCATTAAACCAAGTATTGTTTGCTGATGCTTCTGGATTGCTTGCACAAAATAGTAAGTTTGTGTTTAATGGTTCAACCTTAAACTTTACGGGTGGCAGTTCTTCTAACCAAACTAACTCATCTTACGGTGTTGGTGCTGGTAATAGTAATTTTGGAAGTAGCAATACATCTATAGGGCATAGTGCAAATGGTAACTCAAATGGTACTTCAATGACAAGTATCGGTAGGTCGGCTGGTCAAAACGCAATATCTAACGAATCTGCATTTATTGGATATGAAGCAGGGTATGCATCAAATGGCAATAGAAGTGTATTTGCTGGATATCGTGCTGGGAGAGGGAGTACTGGCGGTGGTGTTGGGATAGGGGATTACGCACTATACATTGCAAATGGAATCAATAATGCAGCATTGGGTGGAAATTCTCAAAATTCTAGCGTGGGAACTCAAAATACCAGCGTTGGTCAAAATTCATTATTTTTAAACACTGCAAATTACTCTACGGTTGTAGGTTTCCAAGCTGGTCAAAGTAATACGGGTAACTATGTGTTGGCACTTGGTTACCAAGCAGGGTTGTCTAATACGCAAGCCAATCGTTTTATCGTAGGTCAACAGAATCTACCATCATTTGGTGTAATAGGAACGGACACGGTAGCCGATGCAGATGCGAAAGCAGCAGCAGCTTTACCAGCAGCTGGTGCGAATGGAGTTTATTTGTATTGGAATGCAATTGATAACACAATTAAGGCAAGACCATAATGTCAAAGTTAAAGAACAGAAAGGGAAATAAAATTTGTGCAAAGGGTATTGCTTGGGCAAAGAAAACCTTTGATAGATACCCATCAGCCTATGCAAATATGGCTGCAAGCAAATATTGTAAGGACCCCAATTACGGTAAAAATAAATAATTATGAAGTATAAAAAAGGAAAGCCGTGCACGGCAAAGGTAAAAATGAAGACAGCACCAAAGGCTAAGACTAAAAAGAAGTATTAGTGGGTGAGTTAAAAAAATGGCGTGAAGAGAGGTGGGTACGTATTGGGACTGACGGTTCAATAATGGGCGAGTGTGGAACAAGTAAAAACACAAAGAATCCCGATAGGTGTCTACCTCTCAAGAAAGCCAAAAGTATGTCACGCTCTCAGAGGGCAGCCACTGCTCGCAAGAAAAAATCTGAGGGAAGGAAGAAGCAGTTTGTGTCAAACACAAGGAGTGCTAGGGTAACAAAAAAATACACGAAACGATAATGGCTACAAAGAGTAAGATGAAGTGCAACAAGCCCACGAAGTCAGATAGGGCTGGCAAAAAGAAAATGGTAAAGGCTTGTGTTGGTGATACCGAAAAGCTAATCCACTTTGGTGCAAAGGGTTATGGGCATAATTACTCATCAGCAGCTAGAAAATCATTTAGGGCACGACACAAATGTGATACAGCAAAGGATAGACTAACTGCTAGATATTGGGCGTGCAAACATTTATGGGCTGGCAAGGGTGGGTCAACTGCATCTAGCCCTAAATCAAGAAAGGGTAAATATTAGTATCTTTGTGACAAATGAACTTAAAAGATAAATCAAAAGGATTTGGAGATACGGTAGCTAAGGTTACCAAATTAACGGGCATAAAGTCTGTGGTAGACACTGTTTCAGCTAAGACTGGTAAGGATTGTGGGTGCCAAAAAAGACGAGATGCTTTAAATAGATTAATACCATACAAATAAAAACATGGCATATCAAAAATTACAAGGGAGAAGAGCAATCAATGTTTACCCGCAGGATGGGGTGATTGTCCCATCTCCATCTGACAAAATTGTTAGTGGCTCAAACACATCTGTGGTTGCGAATGAATTGGTTGATAGTGGTGCTGACTTTGCATCTAAAAATGTAAGAACTGGATTTACAGTTTACAACACAACAACTGGTAAAACTGCAAGTGTTACATCCGTATCTGATACATCCCTAACACTTAGCTCAGATATATTCTTAGCCTCATCAGATAATTACGTGGTGTACGGAACGGGCAATAGTGAGGGACCTGTTTTATATATAGGGTTTGGCGGCTCGCTATCTGTTATTACGGTTGGCGGAGATACAATAACCTTGCAGAATGTTGGTGATTCATCATTCATTCCAATTATGGTGAGTGAGGTTCTAGCGGCAACAACGTGTGCAAACATAATTGCTCTGTGGTAATTACTAAATGTTCATATGAGATTTTAAATGGTGGTGGGTTTGTGCCAAATAAACCACCAAAAAACCATGTACAGGATTCAAAACCAAATTTAATTATACAAAAAATATACTAATGTATACGGTCACATCTACATATAACTTTATTGCAAACTATATAATAATAGATGGTGATGGGTCAGATATTAGATAAAACAACCTCCTTAAGATTTTCAATAAAAGATTTCATTGGTGTGGCATTTGTTATATTCAGTGTTTCAAGTGTTTACTTCACACTAAAGGCAGACATAGCCGAAGCCAAGGAACTACCCAAGCCAGTTCTTTCGGAGCAGGAATACAAGTACAAGGATGAGGTTGTCCGAAAAACAATACTATTAACTCAAAAGGATGTTGATGGGATAAAGGAGGACATAAAAGAAATAAAGGAGACCTTGATTATTCTTGAGCAAAGATTGTATGATAGATAATGAAAACCCTAATGATAACTCTGATACTATTTTTGCTTGTTTTTTTTAACGGGTCAAATAGTAGACAGAGAAAAATATATAGGGTAACGGTTGTTCACATTAATGCTCCTTGGAATAAAAAAAATAGTTTAAACATTGATGGGTTATCAAATTGCAATGTCGCATATATAGAATGTAATTGCGACAAGACACATGACCACATGGTGCCCATAATAGTGGTGAAGCGAGGGAGAGATGTATTGATGTCTTGGGAGGGTAACATAATGTTTCAGCCAACAACAAATATTAATGAAATTCAAAAATACATAGATGGACATAAATGACGTTGAGAAGATAATAATACATTGCTCTGCAACCAGAGAGAATGATAATTCTATTGATTTTTACACGATAGACAAATGGCACAAGGCTCGTGGATGGAAGGGCTGCGGGTATCATTTTGTTGTACTTATTGATGGAACAATACAAATAGGTAGAGAACTTAATGAGAGTGGTGCCCATACGGTTGGGTTTAATAAAAACTCTTGGGGCATATGCTATGTGGGTGGACTTGAGCGTGATGGCGAAACACCAAAGGATACACGTACCAACGAGCAAAAGGAGTCGCTAAAGTATTTAATTGGCTTCTTGAAGAGATTAAAGAAGGACATAACCGTTCACGGTCATAGGGACTTTTCTCCAAAGGCTTGCCCTAGTTTTGATGCTACCTCAGAATATATTAACTTATGAAAGATGTTTTAGGTCGTATATTTGGTGGTAATGCCACCAAGGTTGGCGGAGAGATTGCCGACCTTGTTGACCGCTTTGTTCACACAAAAGAGGAGAAGGCTCAGTTTGAAAAAGAGATGAATGAGATTTTCTTGAATGCTGAGGCTGATATGCAGCGTAATGTTACAGAGCGTTGGCGGGCTGATATGAGCTCAGATACGTGGCTTGCCAAGAATGTAAGACCACTGGTTCTGTTGTTCTTGGTTGTTTCAACGGTGATTATGGTGTTTATTGATGCGGGGGCTATTGATTTTGATGTAAAAGAGAATTGGGTTGACCTGCTTCAAATTGTTTTAATAACCGTTATATCCGCATATTTTGGTGGGCGTTCCTTGGAAAAGGTTAGGAATGTAAATAAGTAGTAAATTTGCATAAATTAAATAAAAATGAAATTAACAAAAGAAGAACTTAGTTCGCTTCAGGAATTGAACTCAGAGTATGCCAAGAAAAAGATTCAGCTTGGTGAGATTGAGATTCAAAAGTATTCCATGATGACTGATATTAGTTTGTTGAGGGCTAAGTTTTCACAAGAGGAAGAAAAGTTAATTAAGAAGTATGGAGAAGATTCTGTAATTAACTTGCAAACAGGAGAGGTACAAAATAAAAAATAAAAACAGATGGCTAAAATCTCAACATACCCAAGTGATAGTAATCTAAATGCGGATGATTTATTGATAGGCACGGACTCGGAAGATTCCAATGCTACAAAAAATTATTCAATAGGTTCTATTGAGGCATATGTAAAATCAAACCTAAACTTAGGTGTTACACAGGTAATGACTGGTAGTGAGTTCTCAAATCAAACTCCATCTGGGTTGGATACTCCACTACAGGTTGAGTTTGGGATTGAGCAGGGCAGTGGTTCTGACCCCGTACAGTTGTCATCAGCTGGGGCTATCACATTCAATCAGGCTGGATTGTATCTCTTTAATGGATACGGCAACTTTGAGCGTCAAGGTTCGTCTGGTGGAGTTTCTGTTATAGCATTTAGGTCACTTATAAATGGTGCTCAGGTGGGGCAATCAAAAATGGTTGAACTCGATAAGGTTGGAGTTTCTATCCCCTATGAGGTTACTGTGCCGTTAAATGTTTCTGTTGGAGATGTTTTGACTTGGGAGATACTTAGAGATAGCAGTGGGATAGATGCTGGAGGTCTTTACACACACAACCTATTATCAAGTTGGAGCGATGTTCCATCATCTTCTTTTACTATTTGGAAGGTAGGAATTTAATATGGTTATACGAAAGATTTCAATAGGACCAGACTATAAATCAGGAGCTATGCACTACATAGTCGGTCAAGCTGTATTGGGTGATAGTCACATAATACACCTCATACAGTACGACAAAACGAATGGCTCTATAAAAATATGGATTGAGGATGAGTCGGAATCTATCGTATGCTGGAAAGAATTCACATCAATGATGCCCATATCTATTGAGTACAATATAGATTTCTAATGCGTTCTTTATATCAGTTTATCGTAAAGCCAGTTAATGGGACACGATACAATAACACCAAAGATATCGGTGGTATTGATTTGATTGTAAATACATCCGAGGAGGACTTTAAGTTCTCAAATAGAGAAGCCGAGGTTATTGAAACACCAATCGGGTATGATGGTCCAATATCCAAGGGGGATATACTATTGGTTCATCACAATGTATTTAAGTTCTATAACGACATGAAGGGTCGTAGACAGAGTGGTAAGAGCTTTTTAAAGGACGATGTATTCTTGATTGACCCCGAACAATTTTTTGCATATAAGAAGAATGGTGTTTGGAATGGGTACGACAGGTATTGTTTTGTTAAACCAGTACCTGTTGAGGAGAGCTACATATACAAGCCCTTTTCAAATGAGCCATTGATGGGGGAGATGGTTATAATTAATGACAATCTAAAGTCGAGTGGCGTTTCTGTCGGAGATAAGGTTTCCTACAAACCATTTCAGGAGTATGAATTTATAATTGATGGTGAAAAAATGTACAGGATGTACGACCATTCTATAACAATGGTCTTATAATCTTAACACTATGGCATCTTCTGTTTTATTATATTTGTATAAATACGTACAGATATGAAAAAATTATTATTTTTGATGCTTTTTGTTTTTGCAACTTCTAGTATTTGCAAGAGTCAAAATTTTTGGGCTGCTGAATTTTCAGCCAATGTATCATATTATAATTCACTTTCATTTAGTTTAGAAAAAAACTTTACTGTTGGTAGATTTACATTTGGACCACGAGCCGAATATGTTAGACCACTAAAGAGTTTATCTTACGATGTGGGAGATACATCATACATTATGGAGTCTCAGTTTAGATTGAGACTTGTTCAGGTTGAATTTGCATTAAACGATAGAATAGCTGTTGGAGCATCGCCATTTTGGTTATTGGGTCCAATACCTAGAAACGGCTATTATAAAACTCCATCCACAATTTATGCTGAGATTAAATTAAAGGATGGATTATTTTTGGAAACATCATTTACAACATCGGACAAGGAGCTTGTTCAGATGTCATTTAGGAAAAGATTATGATTGATTTTGAGGAGGAATATATTCCTCTTAGGAAAAATAAAAGGATTAGGGTTGAGCACAAAAGAAACAAAGTTAAAGATTATAAAAGCAGCGGAGAAGGCGGTGGAGCAACTAATAAAGGTGGCAGAAGAAAAGATAATAACGGGAGACCCCGAAGATGAACTGGCTGCTGATAGATTAAAGAATGCTGCGGCTACAAAGAAGTTGGCTATATTTGATGCGTTTGAGATATTGAAACGTATTGATGAGGAGCGAGACGCAATCAATTCTGTAAATAACGAAAGCAAGGTAAACACAAATCAAGGTTTTGCAGAGCGAAGGTCAAGGTAATGTTTTGTATCGGGAGCTATTAGAGCACATACCCGCCAAAAAAATATTATCAAAAAATAAATCCAAGTCGTGGGATTATGGGTATAACCAAGAGTATGACGTTGTGGTTATATCAAGGACTGGTGAGATTGAATACGTTGTTGAGATTGACGGATTAAAAATAGCAATACCAAAGGCTCCAGAGAATGTTTACGCAAGGAGTAATGTTAATGACTTGCAATACTGGGAGCGTCATGAATACCCAAAGCAACTTGAAAAAATACAATCCATATTCCAATGGAATGAGATGCCATCCGATTTTAAATCTAGATGGGTTGATTACATAGAGGGTGAGTTTGATAAGCGGGAGTACGGCTTTTGGTTTATGAACAATGGCAAGAAGACGTACATGACTGGCTCACACTATATGTATCTCCAGTGGTCTAGTATAGATGTTGGGTATCCAGATTTTCGTGAGGCGAATAGATTATTCTTTATATTTTGGGAGGCGTGTAGGGCTGACAAAAGAAGTTTTGGAATGGACTATCTAAAGATTAGACGTTCTGGATTCTCCTTCATGTCATCCTCTGAATGTGTAAACATTGGAACTCTTGCAAAAAATGCACGGGTTGGTATTTTGTCCAAGACTGGTGCGGATGCTAAAAAAATGTTTACCGATAAGGTTGTGCCAATCAATAGTAGATTGCCATTCTTTTTCAAACCGATTATGGATGGTATGGACAAACCAAAGACGGAGTTGGCATATCGTGTACCCGCAGCAAAAATCACAAAGAAGAATATGTATAGCTCTGATGATGAGCTTATTGAGGGTCTTGATACAACAATAGATTGGAAGAACACGGACGACAACTCATATGATGGTGAGAAGCTGTTGTTCTTGGCTCATGACGAGTCTGGTAAATGGGTTAAGCCAAACAATATTCTAAACAATTGGCGTGTTACAAAAACTTGTCTTCGCTTGGGTAGCAAGATTATAGGCAAGTGCATGATGGGTTCAACATCAAACTCACTTGACAAGGGTGGTGATAATTTTAAAAAGTTATACTACGACTCTGACATTAATAATAGGAGTGGCAACGGTCAAACAAGGAGTGGGTTATACAGTCTGTTTATACCAATGGAGTGGAACCTAGAAGGTTTTATAGATAGGTTTGGTATGCCAGTAATGAGAACACCAAAGACTCCTGTTATTGGGGTTGATGGTGAGATGATATCAAAGGGGGCTATTGATTATTGGGAGGATGAGGTTGAATCATTGAAGGGTGACCCCGATGCGCTGAATGAATTCTATAGACAGTTTCCAAGAACAGAGGCTCATGCATTTAGAGACGAAAGCAAAAACTCCATATTTAATCTAACCAAAATATATCAACAGATAGACTTTAATGATGCGATGATTGATGGTCGAACGGTTACCCGTGGGTCATTCAGTTGGAAGAATGGTATGAAGGATACCGAGGTTGTTTTTAATCCAGACAATCGTGGTAGATTCATGATATCTTGGGTGCCCAACAAGTCTCTTCAGAATAGAGTTATAGTTAAGAACTCTATAAAGTATCCAGCCAATGAGCACATAGGAGCGTTTGGTTGCGACTCATACGACATCAGTGGAACTGTTGGAGGGGGAGGCTCTAATGGTGCGTTACATGGATTAACAAAGTTTAACATGGAGGATGCCCCAAGCAATGAGTTCTTTTTGGAATACATTGCAAGACCCCAAACGGCTGAGATTTTCTTTGAGGACGTTTTAATGGCGTGCGTGTTTTATGGTATGCCAATACTTATAGAGAACAATAAGCCAAGATTGCTTTACCACTTTAAAAATAGGGGGTATAGAGGGTTCTCAATGAATAGACCAGACAAGTTGTTTACAAAGCTGTCAAAGACAGAGAGGGAGCTTGGAGGTATCCCCAACTCGAGTGAAGATGTTAAGCAGGCTCATGCAGCCGCAATAGAGTCCTATATAGAAAATCATGTTGGCATGAAGGGGGATGATGGAGACATGAACTCGATGCCATTCAACAGAACTCTTTCAGATTGGGCTAGGTTTGATATATCAAATAGAACAAAGCATGATGCATCAATTAGTTCTGGTTTGGCTATAATGGCTTGCCAAAGACAACTGTATCAACCCCAAAAGAAAGAATCATCAATAAGTATTAACTTTGCAAGGTATAGAAATTCGGGGAATATAAGCGAAATAATTAGATGAAGGATGTAAATATAAATATTACATCTGCGGGATTTCCAAGTCAGTTTGTTTCTGATGCAGAAAAAGCCACAGAGGAGTACGGTCTCCAAATAGGTCAAGCCATACAGTACGAGTGGTTTAAAAAGGATGGTAATAATTCTAGATACTATGACCAATGGAGAAATTTTCACAAGCTAAGATTATATGCTCGTGGTGAACAGTCGGTTAAAAAGTATAAGGATGAATTAGCTATTGATGGTGACTTATCCTACTTGAACCTTGACTGGACCCCCGTTCCAATTATACCAAAGTTTGTTGACATTGTAGTAAATGGGATGTCTGACAGACTGTTTAAGATAAAAGCCTATGCACAAGATGCAATGTCTCAGTCAAATCGTTCTAAGTATCAGGACATATTGCACGGTCAAATGCTCGCAAAGGATGCACTGGAGATAATTAAAAGTGAGTCTGGCTTTGACCCATTTGTAATGAATCCCGATGAAATGCCAGCGGATGACGATGAGCTTGCACTACATATGCAAATCAAGTACAAGCCAGCAATTGAGATAGCAGAAGAGGAGGCTATCAATACAATACTGGAAGAGAATAAGTACCTTGATTTAAGAAAACAATTTGATTACGACCTAACAACCATTGGTATTGCTGTTGCAAAGCATGAGTTTTTAAAGGGTTCTGGCGTTAAGGTTTCATATGTTGACCCAGCTAACATTGTTTACAGCTACACCGAAGACCCACACTTCAAGGATTGTTTTTATTGGGGTGAGATAAAAACACTTCCGATTACGGAGTGTAAAAAAATAGACCCAACCCTAACAAATGAGGACCTAGAGAAGATATCAAAGTACAGCCAGTCTTGGTATGATTATTATAATGTTGCTCAGTTTTATGAGAACGACATCTTCTATAGAGATACGGTAACGCTTATGTACTTCAACTACAAGACCACAAAGAAGATGGTCTACAAGAAGAAGTTACTTGAGACTGGAGGGTCTAAGGTTATTGAAAAGGACGACCAGTTTAATCCTCCTGCGGAAATGATGGAGGAAGCTAGGTTTGAAAAGATTGAGAAGACTATTGATGTATGGTACGAGGGGGTGATGGTGATGGGCACAAATATTCTTTTGAAGTGGGAGCTCTCTAAGAATATGGTTAGACCAAAGTCAGCATCTCAACACGCACTACCAAACTATGTTGCTGTTGCTCCACGTATGTACAAGGGGAACATTGAATCTTTGGTAAAGCGAATGATACCGTTTGCTGATTTGATTCAAGTGACGCACCTTAAGTTACAACAGGTTATATCACGAACAGTACCAGATGGTGTATTCATTGATGCCGATGGACTTAATGAGGTTGACTTGGGTACAGGTGCTGCATATAACCCAGAGGATGCATTGAGGCTTTACTTCCAAACTGGTTCTGTTATAGGTAGGTCGTACACTCAGGATGGAGAGTTCAATAATGCACGGGTGCCAATTCAAGAGTTGAATACAAACTCTGGTGCATCAAAAACGCAGATGCTTATATACAACTATAATCATTATTTGAACATGATTAGAACCGTAACTGGATTAAATGAGGCTAGGGATGGTAGCACACCTGACCCGAACTCATTGGTTGGTTTGCAGAAGTTGGCAGCATTGAATTCAAACACCGCAACAAGACATATCCTAGATAGTAGTCTATATATATTCAGAGGTTTATCTGAGGCATTAACGTATCGTATTGCAGATATACTTGAGTATTCTGACTTTAAGGATGACTTTGTAAATAAGATTGGTCGATACAATGTATCTATACTGAATGACATATCAGACTTGTACATCTATGACTTCGGTGTATTCTTAGAGGTTGCTCCAGATGAGGAGGATAGAGCCAAGCTCGAGCAGAATATTCAGATGGCACTCTCTAGGGGTGACATTTATCTTGAGGATGCTATTGACATTAGGGAGTTGAAAAACATTAAGTTGGCTAATCAACTCTTAAAACTAAAGCGTAAGAAAAAGCAAGAGAAGGAGCAGCAGATTGAAATGCAAAAGCAGGCGATGGTTGCACAACAAAATATGCAATCACAGCAGATGGCTGCACAAACTGCAATGCAAAAAATACAAGCAGAGACGCAATCTAAGATGCAGATTAAACAAGCAGAGATTGCATTCGAGATGGAAAAGATGAAGGGAGAGGCTATGTTAAAATCTCAGCTAATGGCGGAAGAGTTCAAATACAATTTGGAGTTGAAGGGCTTGGCTGAAGATGCTTTACAGAAACGTGAGAATCAAAGAGAAGACGCTAAGAAGTCACGGATAAGCCAACAGAATACACAGCAATCTCAGTTAATAAATCAAAGAAAAAATAACCTTCCGTCAATAAACTTTGAATCAAATGAGGATAGTTTGGATGGGTTTGATTTGTCTGAGTTTAGCCCAAGGTAGTGGAAATATTAATATAGTATTAGTATTATTTTTGTAAAAATATAATTAAATGGAAATTAAGGTAAGAGAACTTAGTGGTGTTGAGGAGAAATCAACACAACAGGTTGAGGAGGAATTACTCCAAAAACACGAAGAAGAGTTGAACTCTTCACAAGAGGTTTCAGATGTGGAAGCATCTGAGGAAGATGCTAAAGAAAATGTAGAAGAAACTCAGACCTCAGAGTTAAGTGAGGATGACGTTCTTTCATATATTAAAAACAGATACAACAAAGAGCTTAGCTCTGTTGAGCAACTTTTTGATGAACGAGAATCGTCTGAAGAGTTGCCCGAAGATGTTAAAGCATACTTTGAGTATAAAAAGAAAACTGGTAGAGGAATGGATGACTACATTAAGTTATCCAAGGATTTCTCTTCCATGGATGAAGACCAGCTTTTGTCTGAATACTTCATTGCATCTGGTGATGCATTGGATGATGATGACGTTGATGTCCTTATGGATGAATATTCTTATGATGAGGATTATGATGACGAAAAGGAAATCAAGAAAAAGAAGCTGGTAAAGAAAAAGAAAATTGCAGAAGCTAAGAAATACTTTGAGGAGCAAAAAGAAATGTACCGCCAACCCCTTGAGTCAAGCACGGTTGGAATTTCTCAGGAGCAACAAAAAGAAATCGAGGCATATAAGCAATATTTAGCCGAAGCTAAAACAACCCAAGAGGAAGTTAATCGTAAGCGGGAATGGTTCCTTGAAAAGAGCAATGAGGTATTCAACGATTTCAAAGGTTTTGATTTCAAGATTGGAGACTCTACCCTTACATTTAATCCGACTGGAGATGTTAGCAAACTTAAGGAGGAGCAAACAAACTCAATGAGTTTTGTTGCAAAGTACCTCGACCCACAGACGGGATTGATTAAGGATGCCAACGGATACCATAGGGCTTTAGCTGTAGCTATGAACCCAGAAAAGTTTGCCAAGTTCTTTTATGAGCAGGGCAAGGCTGAGGCAACTGAGGATGTTACTCGTAAGATGAAAAATATTGATATGTCTGAGAGAAGAGCACCTGAAGTTACCAAAAGCAAAGATGGGCTTAGTATTCGAGCACTCAGTCAACCTGAAGGTCGAGGACTAAAAATTAAAAGTAAAAACAGGTAAAACATTTAAAACAAAAAAATTATGGCAGGTTCATTTACAGGAGCAGGTTACGCCCTTCAGCCAAGCGCACAACAAGTGACAAAAGCAAGTAACTATATTACAGATTTCAACTTCTTGAATCAGTATCTTCCAGATACGTATGAGAAAGAATTTGAGCGTTACGGAAACCGAACAGTTTCTAGTTTCATTCGTATGGTTGGTGCAGAAATGCCTTCAAACTCTGACCTTATCAAATGGGCAGAGCAAGGACGTTTACACATCAAATATGTGGATTGTACTACTATAGTATTAACAAATGCTGATACTGCAACATTTACTATCAATGATGCACTTAATCCAGACCGAAGTGCTATTGGATTGACAGCTGGTAACTACGCTATCCGTGTTGGTCAGACAGTTGTTATTTCAGCAAACAACGGTGATGGAGAATACAAAGCTATTGTTACTGCTGTTGGTGGAACTAACAACAGTGAAGTTACTGTGGCTTTCTATAATGCAGATGGTATTACAAACAGTGCAGCAACTAATAAATGGACCATCTTTATTTATGGTTCTGAGTTCAAGAAAGGAACTAATGGTATGTCTGACTCTTTGGAGGCTGATGACGAAATCTTTGAAAACAATCCTATTATCCTTAAGGATAAATATGCAGTATCTGGGTCTGACATGGCTCAAATCGGATGGGTTGAGGTGACTACTGAGAACGGTGCTACAGGTTACTTGTGGTACATGAAGTCTGAGCACGAAACTCGCCTTCGTTTTGATGACTATCTAGAGACTGCAATGATTGAAGCAGTTCCTGCTGAAGCAGGTTCTGGTGCTGTTGCAGCTGACTTCAAAGGTTCTGAGGGTGTATTCTACTCAGTATCAGACCGAGGTAACCTTTGGTCTGGTGGTGCTCCAGATGCATTGAGTGAGTTTGATACAATCATTGGTCGACTTGACTCTCAGGGAGCTATTGAGGAGAATGTAATTTTCTTAGACCGTGCGTTTGGATTTGCTATTGACGATATGTTGGCAGAGCAAAACTCTTACGGTACTGGTGGAACAAGCTATGGATTGTTCGACAACGATGAGAATATGGCGTTGAACCTAGGTTTCTCTGGTTTCCGTAGAGGATACGATTTCTACAAGACTGATTGGAAATATCTAAACGACCCAACCATGCGTGGTCAATTGGCTACTGGTTCTGGTTCTGGTCAAATTAATGGATTGTTAGTTCCTGCTGGTTCTACAACCGTATACGACCAAATCATGGGTAAGAACGCAAAGCGACCATTCCTACACGTGCGTTACCGTGCTTCACAAACTGAAGACAGACGATACAAAACGTGGATTACTGGTTCTGCTGGAGGTGCTGCTACATCGGATTTAGATGCGATGGAGGTTAACTTCTTGTCTGAGCGTTGCGTTTGTACATTGGGTGCAAACAACTTCGTATTGTTCGAAGATTAATAAACATTCTAGGGGAGTGTCTTCAAAGACACTCCTCTTTTTTTTAAACTTTAAATTAAATATAAAATGAAATTAGAATTAAAAGACAGAGTCTATAAACTCACAAGAGGCAAATCACCATTGTCTTGCATCATTCCTTCTCGTAGTAGCAAAAGAAGACCTCTGCTATATTTTGATGAGGAACAAGGAGTCAACAGAGCGTTGAGATATGCAAGAAATCAAAAGAGTCCATTTGAAGATGAGCAAGATGGTTCAGCTATTATTGAGCCAATCATCTTTGAAGATGGTATGCTTAGTGTTCCAAAAAACAATCCAGCATTACAGCAGTTTTTACATTATCATCCATATAATGGTAAGAAGTTTGTTGAGGTTGATTATGGTAAAGACGCACAAGAAGAAGTTGACCAATTAAATATTGAGATTGATGCATTGGCTGCGGCTAAAGAAATGAGCGTAGAAGAGCTTGAGGTTGTGGGGCGTGTTGTTCTATCGAAAGATATTTCAATAATGAGCACATCTGAATTGAGAAGAGACATTATGGTGTTTGCTAGAGTAAACCCAGAAATGTTTATGAATGCAATCAATGACCCAGAAGCTAAAATGAAATCAACAGTTAAGATGTTCTTTGAATCTAAATTGTTATCTTTGAGGAATAATGAAAGGGATGTATATTTCAACTTGGATGGAAACAAGAAAAGAATGTGCATCATCCCATTTGGTGCAAACCACATTGAATTTTTAGCTGAGTGGTTTGAGTCGGACGAGGGTCTGGACATATTTGAATTTTTAGAAAAGAATCTATAGTTTCATTCTGAATATTGTTTTTCATAATTGAGGGGTTTACGCCCCTCTTTTTTTTTGGCTATCTTTGTGACAAAGTGTAACAGATGATAAATTCCGTTAGAAATACAGTGTTGTCCATACTAAACAAAAACAACTATGGATATATTTCTCCATCTGATTTTAACTTGTTTGCAAAGCAGGCTCAGTTGGATATATTCGAGGATTATTTTTATCAGTACAACTACAACATAAACAAAGAAAATGCTCGTGCATCTGGAACGGGGTATGCTAATATCACTAAGGGCTATGAGGAGTCTATAAATATTTTTTCAGAATCTAACTTTTTGGTTCATAGTTCGATAAATAAATTTTTTACTCCAAGTCCTAGCACAACAAACGATAACTATTACCTGCTAAATAGGGTTGATATCTACACCAATTTACGGGCGAATGGTTTTACCAATGGAACTGGTACGAATGAATTGATTGACACACTTACTGATTTTATTGCATCGGGGGTAAAGGCGGGAGATATTGTATTAAACTTAACAGACAATACAAGTTCTGAGGTGGTTTCAGTAGCTACCAATGTTTTAACAATAGATGATGACATATTTGTTTTGGGAGATGAGTTTTCTGTTTATAGTGGTTCAGATATATCTGAGGCTGAGAGAGTTAGCCAATCTAAGATATCCTTGTTGAACTCTTCATTATTGACAGCACCATCAAATACGTTTCCAGTATACACACAGGAGGAACCATATTTATATATGTTCCCTAAAACAATAAACTCATACGGTGCTGTAAAGTGTCAGTACATAAGATATCCAAAAGACCCCAAGTGGACGTATGTTGCATTGTCTGGCGGAGAGCCGTCATTTAATGCATCATCTCCTGATTATCAAGACTTTGAGATTCCTATTTCGGATGAACCGACTTTGGTGTTGAAGATACTCCAATACGCAGGTATGTCTATAAGAGAGGTTGCTGCAACTCAGTTTGGTCAGAGTCTAGAAAATTTAGAAACTCAAAAAGAAAGGTAATAAAATATGGCTTATTTGTCTGAATATCAATACTATGAGAATGATGGTAACTCTCCATCTAACGCCAATTGGGGGTCCTACCAATATGTATCATTAAAGGATATCGTTAACAACTTTATGTTGATGTATGCTGGTAATCATAGTCTAGTAAATAACGAGGAGAGGTTCAAGGTTTTATTCCATGCAAAGCGTGGTATACAAGAACTTAATTACGATGCATTCAAAGAAATTAAGATACTTGAACTAAATGTATCAAACACATTAAAGTATGTGCTTCCAAGTGATTACGTAAATTGGGTTAGGATATCTCTGTATCAGAACGGTGTTCTCAGACCGATGAGTGAAAATATTCAAACCAACTGGAGTGATGCGTATCTGCAAGATAATGATGCCAATATATTGTTTGATATCAATGGCAATATATTAAAACCTGAGTTCTCGAACATAGATTATGAGAGAATTAAGGGGACAAAAAAGTCGATATACTTGAATCCAAATAACCCACAGTTTGATGGGTTTGAGGGATACTACTACGATGGAGAGTGGTACTTTGATTTTCAGGTAGGAGCTAGGTTTGGTTTAAATACAGAGACCGCAAACTTCAACCCCACATTTAAGATTGACAAAAAAAGTGGAGTTATAAATTTTAGTTCTGACATGGCTGGTGAGCTTTGTATATTGGAATATGTTTCAGACGGAATGGAGGGAGGAGATGACACGCAGATTAGTGTTAACAAATTATTTGAGGAGTATATATATGCATACATCGAGTATTCAATATTGCACTCAAAATTAAATGTCCAAGAATACATAGTCAGAAGGGCACAAAAAAAGAAGTCATCGCTTCTTAGAAATGCTAAAATAAGAATGAGCAATATTCATCCATCAAGACTATTGATGAATATGAGAGGTCGTGATAAATGGCTAAAGTAATATGGCGAGCACAAAAAGAAATTTTGTATTAGGTAGAATGAATAAGAGCCTTGATGAAAGGCTTGTACCTAATGGTGAATATGTTGATGCACTCAATGTTAGACTTGGGTCTACCGAGGAAAGCGAGATTGGTTCTGTTGAAAACTCAAAGGGTGTAACAAAACTAACAACAATAACATATGAGGGAGCCAATCTATCTACATCTGCTAGATGTATTGGGGCGTATGAGGATGGTGCTAGGGAAACCATTTATTGGTTTGTACATGACTCAGACTTTTCGTTGGGTACAACAGGTAAGCTCGATTTAATTATATCGCTAGACATCAACAAAAACATTATGACATATCATGTCATTAGTATTGATGATGGTGATAATGCGAATACGATACTAAACTTTAATCCATCTTATTTAATAACTGGTGTCAACATGGTTGATGACCTGTTGTTTTTTACGGATGATTATAATCCTCCAAGGTTTATAGATATAAATAAAAATTACGCAAAGCCAACATCGTTAACTCAAGATGGTATAACGTCTGAGGAGTTGCTGGTTATAAAGAAACCACCACTAGAAACGGTTGGTATTAATAGCATATTGAATGCGTCTGAGGATACATTCTTGGAGGATAGATTCGTATGCTTTGCGTACAGATGGAGGTATAGTAATAATGAGTACTCTGCAACATCTCAATTTAGTGCTCCATCATTTACACCTAGTTTGTTTTCTTATAACTATTCTACGGGGTTGAATGATGGTATGTTGAATAAGGCAAATTCTTGTCAGATTACTTACAACTCTGGAGGTGAGCTTGTTGTTGGTATTGACCTATTGTGGAAGGATATGCAGACTGGAAACATTAGGGTCATTGATAAGCTAGACAAATCAGAATTGGGTCTTGCTGATAATACGGACTTTACGTATACGTTTGATAGTAGTAAGATATTTACGGTACTACCAGACAGTGAGATACTTAGGCTGTATGATAATGTTCCAAGACTAGCTAAAGCCCAAACAGTTATGGGCAATAGGTTAATGTATGGTAATTATCTTGAGCAGTACAACCTAATTGATATCAATGGATTCCCAACAAAGTTGGAATATACGGTTGACTTGATTAGCGAGGATATTGGTCTAGAGTCTTTATCTAGTTCCATATCAAATCAAACATATACGTGGGATGGTTCAAATGAAACAGCACCGTCTGTTTTGAATTTAACGAACCTAGATAGTGTTGAGTTAGTTCAGGGCTCTGTTATTGAGTTTACTGTGTCGTACACTCATTATAGTTTTTATGAGACACTTGGTACGCCCACACCCACTCAGCAGAATCCTGAGACAACAATTACATTTACATATACATTGCCTCAAGATTTTGATAGTGCATATGACTTATCTATCAGCGATGATTTCAAGGAAAAGATTGGGACTAATGGAAACATTCAAACAGTTGCAAATTGTTCATCTGGAACAACACTGACCGATGTCTTTAACTGTTCACTACTGCAAAATATTGACAGCCTAGAAAAGTATGAGAGTGGAATCAGTGGTGCAAATCAAGCGATAAAAATAGTGTCTAGCGCAAGCAGTCCGAATCAAATTGGATTTGTTCTTCCTGCGATGCGTTACGTTGATAATCCTACATCAATTACTCAGAGTGTTTATGAGTATTTTGAGGTTACATTCATCGATGCAACATTCTCTTCATACGGTGCTCCAACTAGTTTGCATAGCGATAGGAGCTACGAGGTTGGTATTATATACATGGATGAATTTGGTAGGGCTACAACCGCTTTGGTAAGCCAAACAAACGCATTGAGTGTTCCTTGTTCTGCTTCTGCTTTAAAAAATTCTATAAGGGTTACCATACCAAAAGAGCAGATAGCACCATCGTGGGCTACAAAATATAAGTTTTGCATAAAGTCTGACAAGGAGAAATACTTTAATGTATATTCTCAGTATTTCTTTAGGGACCAAGCTACTGGGTCTGATTATTTTTTATTGGAGGGACAGAATGCAAGAAAAGTTGAGGAGGGTGATTTATTGAGAGTTAAGGCTGACACAAATGGGTCAGTTGATAAATGTGTCACAACTTCTGTATTAGAGAAAAAGTCACAAGAGGCTGACTTTTTAAATCCAGCCCCCCTTGACCCAGATGGTCAAGAGATGTCCGTTCCAGCTGGAGTATATGCAAAAATGAGAGCTTCTAACTTTTCAACAGAGTTGTCTTCCGATTCATTTATAACTCACTCAGACAATGATGTTGGAACAAAACGAGGAGAGCCACCCGTGGCTTGGGTACCAGTCGATATTGAGAAGAATGGAGAGTATGTAGACTATACTATTCCAGCTGGAACTGTAATAAGACTAAAAATTGAAAATCTTAGAAAAGGCAAAAATAATAGGCTTGAAAGAAGATATTATTTGTTAGATATCGAATTAACTGCATCTAGGGATTACACGAATTTTAAAGCGTGGTGGGATGGGGACAATGTGCAATCGGTGTTGAATGGAGCAAATTCTGTACGAGAGGCTGACGGTGGTTCAGCAGACCCCACCAATACATATACATCAACAGTTGCTTATTCGGCTGATTACGATGGAAATACTGGAGCACTATATACTGGTACCAATACAGCTGTTGAATTAAATGAGCTTATTGCGGCATCTTCAGATTTCGGATTGGTTGCTGTTGGGGATTACGCTGTAAACACGAGTGCATCACCCAATACGTATGCCAAAGTGACTAAGGTGTACTATGGCGAAAATAAACTAGCACTTGATACTGATATATTTACGACTACATCACAAGACTTTGCAATATATAGGGGTAGACCCGTATACCAACAGTTTACTGTTGATGGCAATCAATTGGAAACCCAATTCTTTTATGTTTACGATGCATTTAATGTGTTGAGAAAATATCTATCCGTAAAGGGAATGCAGGGTACGGGTACAACAAAAAATAAAAAAAGCACGCTTGACATTTCTATAGAGGTACTTAGGTCTAATTCACTAATTGTTTTTGAAACAGAACCTCAAGATTCATTGCCAGATGTTTGGTATGAGGGTTCGCAATCATTTGATATAGACCCACTAACTGGGTATCACTCTGGGAATGTTGTAAATGGTGGTGGCACGGTAAATCAAACCGCTAGCTACCCAGCAATAATCGACACAGATTTTTTTAACTGCTATGCATTCGGTAATGGAGTAGAAAGCTACCAAATCATGGATGCCATAGATGGTAAGGAGTTGCAGTTAGGCAATCGTGTCTTTACCACAAACGCAGAAGATTATCAAGAGATTCGAAGATTTGCAGATATAACGTATAGTGGTGTATACAATGACGAGACCAATGTTAATAAACTTAATGAGTTTAACCTTGGTTTATTAAACTTTAAACCATTAGAAAACTCGTATGGTCCTATCTACATAATGGATGGTAGAGAGACGGACATTCTTACACTGCAAGAGGACAAGATATCGTATGTGCTTCGTGGCAAAAACCTACTCACAGATTCAACAGGTGGTAGTGTTGTGGCTTCCGTACCAGAAGTATTGGGTACTCAAGTTGCACGTACAGAGGAGTATGGTATTAGCCATAATCCTGAGAGCTACGTCAAGTGGGGGTATGATAAATTTTTCACCGATGCAAAACGTGGAGCTGTAATTCAGCTTCGTGGTGCAACTGGCTCTAGTGAGTCGTTATCTGTTTTGTCTGAAATGGGTATGCGGTCATGGTTTAGAGACTTGTTCATAGATTCATTTAACAAGCAAAAACTTGGTGGGTTTGACCCATATATGAATGAGTATGTATTGAGTTCAAATAACATTGATGTACCTACAGATGAGAAATGTATAGAATGTGGTATGAGTAGGGTTATAACTGTTGATGCTGACTCTAGTCCATTTACATTCTGTGTTAATGTTGGAGAGCTTGTTGGTGATGTGAATGTATCATATGATATATTAAATGTTGCAGATTCGGTTAAGATAGATGCAACATATGATGGCACTACAGTTACTACTGGATTTATCAGCAATAGTAGCGGCTCGCCACTTAATGTGTCAAAAAACAAGGTATCTGAAACTCAGGTTGAAATTAGTGTTGAGTCATCGTCTGGTGTTGTTCAACTCGAACTAAATGTTGGGTGTGTTATCGCACAGAGAATGAAAATAATTCAGGTGTGTTATTCTCTTAATGATGACGCTGGGGAGTTTATACATAACGAGTATAGATGGACTGATGGAGCATATAGCTCACCACTTCACTCGGAGCAGGTTGAGCTTGTAATTGGCTCAACTAGCCCGACAATATCTCAGTACAAGGTAATTGAGTCACTGCAAGGCGGAGCATTTGTTCCTGCCGATGGAGCAACGGTCAGCATAATATCGAATAAGATATCTCCATCTGATAACTACACATTTGACCCAACGGTTGATGAGCTTAGATACCTAAGAACAAACACCGAGTATTTAAACGACCCTGCGGACATGACATCTTTGCTTGCAGCATCTAGTGTGGCTACATTAACACCGAGTAGTGGACCAAATAGATACGAGGCTACATTTACGATGCCATCAACAAATGATACATACCTATATTTGATATATGATTATAGAAGACCAACTCAAGTTGACTTGTGTTACGATGCAACGAACTTACACGATGCGTGTTGTGACTGTTAAAATGAATTATAAATAATGGCAGCATTAGGAACATATTACATAGATGCGGAGTTTTTATCTGGAGCAACCGCTGTATTTACGGATGCAAACATGACGATAAAGGCTCCTGATGGATATTATTCAGATGGCTCAACTGTCAGACAGCAGGTGTCTGGTGTTTTGGGTATATCAATTATATGTCCTACGTGTTCTGTGTCTTGCGGCATTGCAATAAACAGAGCTTCGGATGATGCCATATACGACATCACGTTCAACACATCTACGGATACTGGATGTACCATAATTTATTTTGAACCCTATACAAGACCACACGGCATACGTGCTACATTTAATTCAAACGAATATAATGAGCTAACGAGCATAACCGAGGGATACTTGGCTAGTACAGACCCATCCAGCTACACCTATATAGGAACTACTGCGGAGGATTGTGGTATTGGTGCGACACTAGATGCGGGCGGATACACGGGTATAGATGAGTACTCATTTGATGGGTCATCATTTGTCTTATCTGGTAGCTCTGGTGTGGTTACGGGAACATCTGCCGATGTGGTGACAACGGTTGCTAATCCTGCGTATTCAACACTATATATCCCAAAAACTTTAACAAGTCCATCGGATATGAATATTCAGATATTTGCACCATGTCCAGTTTCTGAGTTTAATATTGATATAAACTGCCCAGTCTTGTTGACTGGCGTTCCTACATCTGACCCAAGCCCTGCTGATTGTAACACGGCTCCACTCATACACACATTTTACAATGTACCCAATAGAGGGGGGACTGCTGGATTCCCAGCTGTAAATGAGTTCTTTGTAAGTGACCCATACGGGAATGCGAGGGTAGCTGCTGGTGATTATACAATTGAGGTGGCAGGTTTGCGATATGAAATAACTGTTTCATCTGATGGGATTATTACTAGTTTGGCGGCTTGTCCACCATAATATATATATTTATGACTGATTATACACTAACGTACAGCGAGGGAGCTAAGGGGTGGACATCATTTTTTAGTTACTACCCTGATTTCATGATTGGTATGAACCAATTCTTTTACTCATTTGCGGGTGGTAATCTTTATAGGCACAATACAAATGAGGCTAGAAACAAGTTCTATTACCTAAATACAGACACAGACCAGTGGGAGTTGAAGACATTTGAGTCTAAGATTGTTAGCCTATTTAATGAGAACCCATTGGAGAACAAGTTGTTCAAGACCATTGAGTTGGAGTCTGATGATGCTTGGTTGTGTAATATAAGCACAGATATTCAAAACTCTGGTCTTATAGAGTCCAATTGGTTTGAGCAAAAGGAGGGAGCTTGGTATGGTTTTATCCGAAGCAATCTTCCAACGGGGGCAGATGTTACTGAATTGCAGTTTGAATTGCGTTCTTTAAATGGTATTGCACAGAGCTTTAGTGTTGGTGGAACCCCAACAAATTATCAGGTAAACTTTGCTTCTAGTATTGACATTGGCAGTATTGTCAGTGTTGGTGATTATCTGTATTATGCGTTACCACCATATGATACTCCTGTGTTTGCGGGTGAGATAAAGGAGGTAAACATAGACAAGAGAATACCAATCAATCAGATTGTTATCGATGGAACGGTGTCTGGTGCAACAAACCCGATACCAATAAATGACGCATACTTCTTGTACATAAAGAATCCAATTGCGGAGTCGCATGGAATTATGGGTCACTATTGCGAGTTCACCCTAACATTGGAGCCGAGTGGTGGTGACATGGCTGCATCTGAGTTATTTGCAGTAGGCTCTGAGGTTATGAAATCTTTCCCTTAAATAAATTATCTTTGTGATATGCTATTAACATTACTAGGTGTTGGAGCTCAATTAGTCGGAACTGGATTAAGTTTCGCACAAGCAGCTCGAGAAAAAAGAGAAATGGAGCAAGCCAATCGAGAGGCGGCAAAATCCATGTTGGAAGCTAAACGTAGATTAGATGTAAATGTCTATGATGAGTTAGCCATAGCAAAGGAACCATATGAATTAGAACGAGAGCAGATGCTGATGCTTGGGGCTAGTGCCCTTCAACAGGGTGTTGAGGGTTCAGCTCGTGGTGCTGCTGCAACTGCTGGAAGAGTTCAGATGGCTACTAATCAAGCGGCTGCACAGACTCGTGCTAATATGTCTAAAGAGTTAAGAGAGCTTGAAAAGCTTTCTGCGGCTGAAGAGGGTAGGTTGGCTGATATGGGGATGGGTATAAACTTATTACAGGTTGAGGGTGCTCAGAAGGCTGCTAGATTGGCTGAGTTGAAAAGACAGCAAGCTATTTCTAGTGGCATAAAGGGGATTAGTGGTGCGTTCACGACTCTCATGCAAGATGAGGATATAGCTCCACTTTTTAAAAAGCAGGGCACCGAAGATGACCCATTTAGTAAGGTTCTTGAGGATGCGGCAAGTGAGGCTTTAAAAGGTGTGGCATTATCTTCAATAACTGGTGTGGGAAGTGAGGTTTTAAAAGGTTTGGGATTATCTTCAATAACGGGTGAATCTAAATCGAATAACTGACAGACAGATGAGTGAATACTATAAATATCAAGGAGCTGAAACTCAAATAGATTGGGGTGCTGTAGGGAAGGAGATGTCCGACTCTATCATAGCAGAACGCAACAGACGAGAGGAGAAGAAAGAAGGTTTAGCCGAATCTCAAAGAGAAGGTTTAAAGTTAATTACCGAAATCCCTACTGGGGAGTTGACGTACATGAACAATGCTGTAGCCACGTATTCGGAGGATATGGCTGCACTGGCAAAGTTGAAGTACGACCAACTTACACGGGGATTGATAAGTGTAAAAGATTACACAGCTTGGAGACAGAATGCACTTGATGGTACGAAGTTAACCTATGCTGTTGCTAAAAAATACCAAGAGGTCTATGGGGACAAGATGAAACGTCTTGATAGTAATGAGTCTCAAGATTTAGAGGCTTGGGAAATGGAGCAGATTGAGGGTATATCAAAACTCAAGAATTATAGGATTATGATTAATCCAGATACAGGGGATTCTGTTTTTGTAAAGATGGAGGTTGCCGATAAAGGTTGGGCTGAGATAAGTAGGGACCCCAATAATATAATGTCCGCACAGCAAGCAATGACAATGGTTTCTCAAAAGCGGGATAGATTTGATTTGCAGAAATATTCATCGAATGCAACAAAGTCGTTGGGTGCTGTTGAAACACAAATAGTCAGAGATGCTAGTGCTGCGGGTGGGCTGTCTAAACTAATTAGAACTGTTGATGCAAAAAAGGGCGACTACACACTTGAGAATGAAAAGACTGTAAAGACTTACAAAAATTGGGAGGACAGACAAGTATCTGCTATAATGTCAAACCCATTTAACACCACATCCATACTCACAAACATAAACATGAACACGGAAGGTGGTGAAAAGTATACATTCACATACAACAGGAGTGAGTTTGACGAAGACAAGACTGGTAGGTTGATATATATGGACAGAGACAACGTCTCTACTGGTGAGC